GTAGATAGACTTTTAACTGTCTCTGTACCTGTAGATGATCTAATAATTACTGTTAGATCGCTGTCCTGCAAAATTTTAAATTGATAGGCAAAGTTAGTGGTACTGCCATTACCATTGTGAGAATTCTTAATAATTGTAGTTGATACTGTCATAACTTAAAAACCTTTAAACTTTTGTGATGGTTTTGTAAATAAATATTCTTGGTTATAATCTTTTTTCATTCTCTTTTCTACTCTTTTTAATACACCCGGATTCATAGTTTCAGCAAGTTGATAGCCTATCATATAATCGTAAATAGACTTTATATAGAATAGATTTAAAAAAGGTATACTTTTTTCTATAGCATTATAAGTTTGTTTTGCAGCTTTACCACCTTCACCGGTCATAGCATATTTAAAAGCAAGTAAAAGATCAAACCCTGTTAATGGTACTGGACCAAATGCTGCCATACCAATTTCAGCACTGTTTCTTGTTTCTCTAAACAATACATCTCCATATATACCTAATCCACCACCTTGTAAAAGAGCTGACATTATAGTTTTAAATTTAGTAGGGTCTCTTCTGCCTTTACCTCTTAAAAAATCTTTTATACTCATAGACAAATAACCTAAAAATGCAGAAGTTACCATTAAAGCTGTAATACCTACAAAACCTCTTCCATAATCTTTATTAGGTCCTTTAAAATAAGATAATTCTCTACCTAAAACTTTAGTAACTATAGCAAATGGAAATGCTTTAAATTGACCCATAAATCTAATTGCTTCACCTTCTGGTGTACCCGCTAAATGACCTCTAGTCATATTTGCTTTTAATCTAGCATCTGGTTCAATTACTGCATAAATTGTTCTGTCTAATAACATACCAGATACAGATGCTTTAAATTTTTCTTTTTCTATTTGTAATTGTCTTTGTGTTAATGTTTCTACGTTTAATATTTTTTTTATATCAGTATCAGATATTTTATCTAGCATACCAATATTAATAAACTCCATACCATCATCTGCTTTTTCCATTGCAATTTTTCTAATAACATCCCATTTAGTAGAATCAATATTATATTGTGTAAAAAAATCTTGAAGTTGTTTATTTAAATTTTTAAACTCTATATTTTTTTGTCTAGCAAAATAATTTGCCATACCTAACATTGAACCTTCTTTTAAAGTGTTGGTCCACCAAGAAAGTAAGTTATATTTAAAAAATGTTCTTTGAGCATTAGACCAACCTTTGCTTAAATTATCTCCTACTTGATGCCTAGCCGACATATCATAAATAGTATTATCAACAATAAAACCTAACATTTGTGCTATATCTTTTTTTTGTTTTGTATTTTTTATTTTTAATAAACTACCTAATGCTTCTGCCATACCACCTAAAAAAGTTCTACCTTGGTATCTAACTTCAGAACCATATATACCTATATCAGCTGCCGCTGAAATTGTAGCTCCACCTAGTTTAGCCATAGATGCTAAAGACCTAGCAATAGCAGAATATCTAGCAACACCAAAATCTGCTACTGTATAAATAGAACCATCTATAACTTTCATGTATTTTTCAAATTGTTCTGGTCGTGAAATATTTTCTGCTGATGCACCCTTACCATCATCAACCATTCTTTTTTGTACAGCGAATCTAATTTTTTCAAAATTTTCTTTTGGTTTAGTGCCAAGTGCATCTATCATACCAATGTTTCTTCCAGCAGTTTGTAATCCAGAAAAAAAAGATTCTTTTAAATTACCAACACCAAATTTATCATTATAATCAAACCAATCGTCTGCAGTTTTAAAATGTAATATTCTTTTAAAGTTTGAATCTTTTGCTATATTTTTAGAGGTTCTTGCTCCATAAGTATTTGCTACTCCATCAGCTAATAAATATTTATTACCAACCAAAGTATTATAAACTTGTTGTAAAAATTCATCTACATTATCTGTGTTTGCAAAAGTTCTTTCAGCATCTATTTTTTGCATAACATAATCTTTCCATACTTTATAATTTTTATTATAATTAATATCTGTACCTTCAAATTTTTCATTAATTTTTATATCATCTAAATTTTTACCCAATGTATTTGCTGCATTTCTAACATTATATGGATCATGTGATTGTTTAACAATATATCCCCACATTTTAGCAATGTTAGCACCTCTATCATTTAATCTTTGTCTAATTGTTTCTGAATACTCTTCCATAATTTCTGCTAATTTTTTTATTTGTGTATTTTTTTCTGTTACCGGTGGTTTTGTTCCAGCTCTTTTTTCCATTATAGTTTGTTGTTGAGCAAGTTCTGACATAGCTCTTGTAACTCTTCTTTGTGTTTCAGCTTCTGTTAAACCTTCTAAACCATCTCTAAACATTATTTCTAAATTGTTTGCTCTTAACTTTGCATTAAATCCAGCTATTAATTGATTAACACTTGCGTTTTGTTGTACAGAAACCGCTGATCTTGCACCTTCAACTCTCCTATTTGAACCAACCATTATTGCAATTAATCCTTCTTCTGGATTGTCTGGAAAGTTTTTTAAAACAAATTCTGTTAGTTTTCTATTTTTAACTTCATTTTCAATAGCATTTCTTTTGTCTATTTTTTTTTGTGCTTTAATTTGTTCCGAAACATCTTTAGCAATTTTATCTACATTGACTTCATCAATAGATGTTAATTTAGCTTCTGCTTGTGCTATCTTAATTTGATTAATTATTTCTTCTTTTGTAGCTGAACGAATAGAAGATTTTTTTAACAATTTTTCTACTCTTATTAAACATTTATTTGACATAATTATCTTCCATTAACGCAGTTAATTGCGTCTTTAATTGCTTCATCTAATTCTTTTTTCTTTGTAGTAACTTCATCTAAATCTTCTGTTTTTAATTTTATTTCTGAATCTCCTTGTTCAAATTGTAAGTCTAAATCTTTTTGTGATTCTTTAACAGTTTCTAATTGAGCTTGTAAAACTTCTATTTCAGCATCTTGTTCAATATCATTTCTATTAACAATATTATCTTCTAAATTTTTTAATTCTACATCATCTATTGATTGTTTAGGTGTAGTTCTAATATCTGGATTTGGTGATGAATCTGATGAGTTTCTTAAAACTGGATCGGCATTTGCTATAGGAGTTACATCAATAGCATCATCTAATAAAGCATCACCTAGAGCTTTTTGTAATAACATTTTTCTTGTGTTAGGGTCTGTAGCTTCTAGGTCTTTCATTATTTGAGAATTTTCTGGATAATATTCTCTATATAAATTTATATCTATATCTGTTTCTGTATCATCTCCTAATATTCTTTTACCTTCAGCAATTTTTTCATTAAATTTTCTACGAGTATTTATATCTTTTAATTTACCCGCACCTACATGAAGTCCACTACCTAATACTGTACCAAATGTAACATTTAAAAAACTATCGTACATATCATAATCAGCTTGTAAAGATTGAGCCACACCATAAACAATAGGTTCAACAAGTGTTGCACCAACAGCACCTTCCACTGCACCTCTTACTGCTCTTGCTTTTGTAAAACCTTGTCTAGCAACAAGTCTAGCAAAGTTAGTCTGTCCAAAAACAGGAATAAAAGAAGCAGCTACATTTATTGGGTCTACCATGCTGGTTGCTAACCCTGTAGCAAATTTTGCAGCACCAACATAAAATCCACCAGATAAAGGATTCCAAGAACCTCTTGGTCCTCTCATCATAATATTTTGTCTAGCTCTTTCTTCGTTTTTTTCTCTAACCATAATATCAACAACTGATTGATATTCATCTTCTTCAAAATATAATCCTATTTTAGCATGTTCTTTATTTAACTCCAATCTATCAATCATATTTTCTTTATTAAATTTTGATTTATTTCTTGCTTCACTTAAATCGCTATAATTCCATAAAGACATAACTGGGTTAAAGTTCCAGTTATCAGCAGCAACAGCACCTAATGATTCAAATAAACTTACTTCGTATTTGTCATAACCGGTTTCTTGTGCTGTCTCATCTACGTTTAATCCAAAACCTAAATTCATATTATTTAATTTGAGCCATTAAATCACTTAATCTTTTAGCTCTTTTTCCTGTTTGTTGATGCCAAAGAGTTTTTCCTTTTATAGTTCCATTTGCATTATAATTATAAAGCATGTGTTTTGATGCTTCTTCATAATCACCTTTATTTATTGCTGCGATTGTTTTTTTAAATCCAGCTAATCCTTCACCACCCATTTGAAAAGCCATTTCAACTAATATTTCGTATGCTTCTCTATCTGTTGATGCAACTTTAATTAATTTTTTAACAGATTTATCTGCTGCCTTCATATCTTCTTTAAAAAAATTTTCTATTTCTTCATTACTATATTCTCTAATTTCTGCACCTTTAGGAAGTTTATGACCATGACCAACAGTATAAAAATCTTCTTTTACTTTTTTACCATTAACTGTGTATTCTAATTGATAAGGTGTATTTAAACCTTGTTTACCAATACCCTCATTATCTTTTATTCTTGTTACTAATTTATCTGAAAATGAAGTGTTGTTTATTATTTTTTTATCAACCATAGCTTCACCTTCATTTATAGTAAATCCAGTATAACCTTTTATTTGTCCTATTTCATATTCGGTAGGTACGTCAGTAACTCTTAATTTTTTAATATCCATTTGCATATCTGTACCCGGTAAAGTGTAACTAGTATCATTAAAATTAAAACTTAACTCTTTACCATCAGCATTTACAACTGTTGCAAACTGACCACCATCTAAAACAACCCCAAAAACCAAACCAGTACCATCACCTTTATTTCTCCATTCACCATGCATCCTCATCATTCTTTTATGTTTATCTGAAAGTTCTTGTTCACTTACTCCTTGATTAAAAGGGTCTGTGCTTTTAAATGCTACAGCATTAAAATCTTCTAAATAATAATCTTTAATTAATTCTGCTTTATCTTTTACTGCACCAGCAGTAGTACCAAATTCTGTTAAATCTTTGCCATCATATTTTAATGGAATAAAATAAGTTTCTTCTATTTGAAAATTTTTTAAAAACATATTTGTTGCAGATTCTACTGCGTCTGCTTGATCAAATTTAGTGTTAGTATACATTTCATTTAATGCATAGTATGCCATAACATTTTGCATATTATCCATTAATGATATTGCTTGACTACTATCAATATTATTATTTCTTCTAATTATATTTTCAAATTCTTGTAAATCAGAATTAGTTGCAATTTCTGCTTCTATATCTGAAAATTTAATATCATTTTTTTTACCCCAATCTTTTAATTTATCTTGCTCTATTTTATTGTCAAAACTAAAAAATTTTTCAGCTTCTATATCGTTTGCTAAAGTCATTGCAAATACTGCGGTAAAAGGTAGTCCGGCAGCTTGTAACTCTTGTAGAGCTTTAGAATCAAATTCACCAAAGTTATCTCTTAATGAAGCTAACATAGCTTGAGATTCTGCAGCATTTTCTTGTGATTTTAATTTATAAGTTTCTACAAAGTTAGTAGCTTCTTGTGTTGTCATAACTCTTTGTTTATGTTCTGGTACACCTAATGCTATTTGAGCATTTATTAATTCTTCTGTTATTTCTGATTTTAATTGACTTTGAGCTTCACCTTCTAAAGAATTTAGTTGTACATTTAATTCTTCAATTTTAGAATTAGTTGAATATATAAATTTTACTGGATCATTATTTAAAGCTGTAGACCTTGTAACCAAAGCTGTTTCATATTCTTGAATAATTAATTGTCCTTCTTTTTCTCCAGCTATTGCTATTGCTTCTTCTTTAAAACCAGCAAGTATGTTTTCTAAATCTTTATTAGGTGCTGAAAATAATATTTTTTTATTATCAACAGTAGTGTCAATAATATATTTTTTTTGTTGCATTTGTTCTACTTGCATTGGAGGTAATATTTCTTTTGCAAGTTCCATATCAAAAAATGGCACATCTTTACCAGCAGCAGATGCTGCTAATACATTATTCCAAGAATTAATTAATGGTTGTCTTAAAATAGTTACTGCTTTAGATTCTAAATCTTGTCTTTGTTCATAAGTTAAGTCTGGTAAATAATCTTTATTATCTTTTAAAAGAAAAAAAGTTGATCTAGGTTTTTGTTGAACATCTGCCAAACCATCATATAATTGTATTTCTGCAGGTATACTGTCTACTAATTTTTTTAAAGCTACAGGAGATACTTGAGAGCTAAATGTATCTATGGCTAATTTTGTTAAATCTGCCGGTAAAGTTTCTTTATCAATACCACCATCTATGTAAGCTGTTTTTAACAAATTTTCTTTTGCTTTTACATATTCATTATTTAATGAACTAACTATTTGTTGAGATATATAAGTGTCTGTTTTAAAAATTGCTTTTTGTGTTTCAGCTAAAGCATAGTTAGAAAATTTATCTTGAACATTTCCATTGGTTGCTAACGATCTATATTTTTTAATAAATTGATCTGATTTTTCTTTTAAGTAAATATTTGCAGCTTTTTTGTTTGTTGCATATTTTTCATCAGTTTTAATAGTTTGGGTAACTGATTGCATATCAGTAATAAAATCATTTTCTAATTTTAATGCTTCTGTTTGATTTTGTAGAGCATTTTCTTTTACTTTTTGTTCAACAATAGTTTTTGTGATAGGTGCTAATGCACTAGCAAGATTATTATTTAAACCCATTTGAATGTTACTAGTAGTTCCTTGTAATTGAGTAATTGAACCTTCTGCTGTAAATGTAGGTATTTTAGGCATTATGCTCCTTTAGGTTTATTCATCATGGAATATAATGATGATCCGGTTTGTGCAACTGTTTGTATTTGTGCAAGTTTGGATTGATTTCTAGCCATTTGACCAGATATTCTTGCAAAGTTTGCTTCTTCCATTTTATTTGCTGATGCAACTTGTGAATTATATTTAATTAATTCTTTTTGTAATTGTGCTTCATAAGCATTTGATAATTGAATATTATAAGCACTACCACTATCCATAACAACACCAGATTTAGCAAGTGCTACTTTTGTTTGACCTTCAACTTTTGTAAAATTTTTTTCAAATTGAGCTATATCAAATTCTGCTTTTGCTTCTATCTGATCTGCTTGACCTTCAAGTATTAATGCGTTTCTATTATTAACTCTTTGATTAAATTTACCAATCTCTCCTTGAGCCTTGTATTGTGCAGCTCCCATTGCTACTGTAAATGCTGCTCCCATTAGAATATCCTCGCATACATATATTGATCTGTGCCATCAAAACCAAACTTTTTCATTAAACCTTCTTCTTCTAATCCTAACCATTCTGCAAATCTTAAACCTTGTTTAAAATCTTTT